ATATCAGCAGGGACCCGGAAACCGGAGCCGTGACCGATCACAGCACCGTGACGGATGCGCTGATCATCTCCACGATTGCGCTTTACTGCGAGATGCGGATCGGGAACCCGCCGAACTATGAGCGGCTGCTGGCCGCGTACGAAATGAACAAGGGCAATCTGCGGCTTTCCACAGATTACACGAACTATCCGGCGGATGAGGACGCCGCAGCGGATGACGCAGACGCGGATCCGGCAGAAGCCGATCCCGCAGCGGAGACGCCAGCGGAGCCGGCGGACGGCGCGGAGGGGGCGGACAATGGAAATTAACGGAACCTGTTATCTGATTTCCTACAATCCCGAAGCGCACGAAGCCGGCAGCGACCCGGAGGAGATCCGCCGGGGTCCGATCAAATGCACGGAAAAAAATGTTGGCCTGACGGAAAGCTATCTGGCCAAGGGTACGGGGCTGGTTCCTGAAATCAAGCTGCTGATTCCGATGGATAAGGACTATCAGGGGGAAACGGAGCTTGAGTATCAGGGGCGGCGCTGGATCCTGACCAGACCGGCCAGCCGGGGCGAATGGAACGGAGTTATCCTGGCCATCAAACCGGTAGACATGAACGGCAGAAGCCCGGAAGCCACGGAAGCGGGGGGATAAACCATGCCGGAAATGTATCTGCAGATCGTGGAGGAAATGAAAGCATTGGGCATCCCCGTTGCGGAGAATGCCTGGACCACCCGCCCCAATTCATCGGATTATGGCGTGATTGCCAATGATTTCGAGAACGAAGCCGACGACGGCGAGAACCGGAAGCAGGAGCGCAGCTGGAGCTGCAGCGTTGACCTGTTCAGCCGGGACAAGCGCGGAGACGGCATCCCGGAGCAGATCGAGGCAATATTGGACGAATACTGCGGGAGCAGCTGGGAAGCCAGCGGCCCCACATGGGAACATGAAACCCGCCTTTTTCATTTCGAATGGACCTTTGACGTGGACAGCGAGGAAGTGTAGAAAATGCCCGGAGGAATGACCACCAGCGGAACGGAGGAGCTTTCCGAAATGCTGGGGCAGCTGGGCGCGCAGGCGGAAAGCATAGCAAGCGCAGCGCTGTATGAGGGCGCGGGCGTTGTGGCTGACGCCTACACGCAAGCCGTCCGGAGCATCCGGGCGGAACCCTTCCGGCGCGGAACAACGGAGCGGCCCCGATACGCCAGCCTGGAGGAAAAGGCCGCGCTGCAGAACGTGACCGGCATCTCCCGATTCCGCAGCGACGGCGGCGCAGAAATCAATACGATTATCGGCGCGGCGCGGGGCTATGCGATCATCGGCGGAAAGCCGAAGGCCGTCCAGCTGATCGCGAATGCAATCAACAGCGGTACATCGTTCATGGTTAAGCAGCCCGTTTTCAGAAAAGCAGCCAGCAGCAGCCGCAAGGCCGCGCAGGCCGCGATGGAAAAAACGGCGGAAAAACTGATCAATCAAATCACCAAATAGCAGGAGGATAAAAATATGGCAGGAGTTGGAATGCTGCACGTTGTTGCCGCACCGGTTCAGAGCCACACCGACGGAAACCCGATCACCTACGGGACCGGTTTCCGGGTCGGCCCGGCGGTCGATGCGACCATCAATTTCAGTTATAACGACAACCCGGATTATGGCGACGACGTCGTCCAGGACAACGACAACGGAGTGAATGGCGTTTCCGGAACGTTTGAAAACAATTTCCTGTTGCCGGATGTCGCCGGGAAGCTTTACGGCTGGGACACCGTCGGAACCGGGACCGATATCGAGTATGAGGTCGGCGACGGGGCCGCGCCGGAGCATGGGTTCGGATATGCCCGGAAAATGCTGAACAATGGAGCCTTGAGGTATCGCGCCTTCTGGTTCCACAAGGTTCAGATCACGCCGGGCAGCTATGCCAACGCGCACACGAAAGAGCGCCAGACCAACTGGCAGCACGACGTGAGCAACCTGACCGGCATGGGCGCGTATATCGACGACAGCGGAAAAGCCAGATATTTCCGGGTGAAGGAATTCGACAGTCTGACCGATGCGGCAGCATGGCTTGACGAAAAGGCGAACCTCTAACCATCAAAGGGCGGCAGACGGCAGCGTTTCCGCCCTTTATTTTCTAACAGAAGGACGGACGGAAAAAATGAAGAAGGAAGCGCAGCCCGTAGCCATTGAGCTACGGACAGAGGAAAAGGAAGTCGGCGAAATCACGCCGGAAATGCTCCGAAATATCCGCGTAACCATCGGCGGGCAGGAATTCCCGCTCTGGTATGACATGGCCGCGCAGCTGGACGCGGAGGAGCAGCTGGGGCTGGACTTTACGGACATGCAGGATGTCCTGAACAAAAAGAAGGGCAACACACGTGCCGTGATCCGGATCCTGGCCATATTGGGGAACCGGGGGCTGATCCGGGAGGGCCGGGAGCCGTTCCTGGATGAAAAATGGCTGACGGAGCATATTGTCCCGGCCAGTATGAAGGCGTACAAGATCGCGGCGCTGGCGGCGATCACCAGCGGCTGGTACATGGAGACGGACAACGGCCAGGACGAAGAACGCGACATCGGGCTTGAGGAAATCAGAAAAAAAAACGGGAAAACCATCTGACATATCGGAAAATCATCGGGTACGGACTGACGGCGGGGCTGCAGTATACGGAAATGCAGACCATGAGGCCGGGGGAAGTCCTTGATTATTTTATATATCGGCAGCGGTACGATGATCAGCTGCACGGGATTCAAAGGGAGTGACGCGGGAAAATGGCCATTACTACCGAAATGAAGGTCACCGGGATCGGGCAATACCGGAGCGCAATTGCCCAGGCGCAGGCGTCCGTTAAAACGCTTGATCAGGAATTGAAGCGCAACGAAGCGCAGTTCAAGGCCACCGGGGACAAAGAGCAGTACATGGCCGACAAGGCACGCATTCTGCAGATGCGGATGCAGACGCAGGCGACGGCAGCGAAGCAGGCCGAAGCGGCTATCAAGGCCATGCGGGAACAGGGCGTCAATCCGACAAGTACAGCATTTCAGAGATTTCAGCAGCAGTTATCAGTCGCCCAGACGGGGATGCTGGAGACTCAGGTTGAGCTGCAAAACCTGACCCAGGGAGAGAAGGCAGCGGCCCAGGGCGCGGATCAGCTGACCACCAGCGTCAACGGGATCAGTAAAAAGGTTAGCCTGGACGCGGTGATCAGCGGGATCGACAAGATCACAAGCGGCATGGAGCGGGCAGCGAAGAAAGCCGTCGAGCTGGGCCGGGCGCTGTGGGAGGAGATCAGCAACAGCGGCAGCTGGGCCGACAACACAGCGACCACGGCGGCGCAGCTGGGCATGGGCATCGAGGATTATCAGCGTTATCAAAAGGTTTTCGATCAGGCTGCGGACATCACGGTGGCCGATTGGCAGAAGGCCAAGCAGAAGGTCCAGAAAGCCATCAACGACCCGAGCCAGGAAACAACGGACATTTTGAATTTGCTGGGGATCCAGACGCACGGGACCGTGTACGGCAAGGAAGGCGCGGTCGAGGGCGCGGCCCGGAATTATGAGGAAGTGTTCTGGGAGATCGGCGAGCGGCTGCGGCAGAAGGTCGCATCCGGAGAGATGACACAGGATCTGGCCGACACCTACGCCAACACCATTTTCGGGAAGGGATTCGCCAACCTGAACCCGATTTTCGCGCTGGGCCAGGAAGGTTTCGCGGCGGAGCTGGAAAAGCAGAACGTGGTCAGCGAGGACGCCATCAACAAGCTGGCCGAAATGAACGACGCCATCGTGAAGCTGCAAGGCGATTTCAAGAGCCTTGAAACGGAGGCGATTTCCGGGCTGGCTCCGGGGCTGACAGCCGCAGCGGAAGCCCTCGACGGGCTGCTGGGAAAGCTGCTGGAGTATCTGCAGACCGACGAAGGCCAGCAGATGCTGGAGCGGCTGGGGCAGGCGGTGTCCGGGCTGTTCGAGGATTTGGGGAAGATTGACCCGGGGCAAGTGGTAGAAGGTTTTGTCAGCGTCTTTGAAAGCATCATCAACGGTTTCGAATGGCTGGTTACCAACAAAGGGACCATTGAGGGGATCCTGATGGGCGTTGTGACGGCATGGGGCGCGGCGAAACTGACCGGCGGAGCGCTTCAGGTGCTTCAGCTGATCAACGGGATCCGAGGGCTGACCGGGGGCGGCGCAGGCGCAGCCGCAGCGGCAGCAAGCGCCGGTAATCAGGCCGGGTCCGCATGGGCGACAGCTTTCACAAATGCGGTCGTTCAGGCATCCCCTATTGTCGCCCAGCAGCTGGGCATTGTTGCGCTGGCGGCTGCGCCGGCGGTGATCACCCAAAAGCAGGACGAAAAGAAATGGATTGATCAGCTGCAAGAGCGCGAAGAAGCGGCAAAGAAAGCCTCCGGAGAGTATGCCGAATTCATCCAGCGCGCGGCAGCAGCCCTGGGACCGAAGCGGACAGAGGACGGCGGATTCCAGAAGGACGCGACGGGGCTTTTCCTGAATATGAACCCGACGGACGACGCGGACAATCTGCTGATGGGGCTGCAGGACCGGCAGAACCAGCAGAAAGCGGAGCTGTACAACATTATCCGTGATTATGCGAAACCGACCGCCGGAAACGACACGTGGAACCTATTAAATGAATACTGGAAGAATCCGCAGCTTGATCCGGTCGTGGTCAATGAGCTGCTTCAGAACATTACAGACGCATTCGCAGCGGACGCGGAACACAAGGCCAAGGTTCCCATCGAGCCGGAGGTTCCGGAGGACGCAGCGGAGGCGATCGCCGAGCAGATCGGCCAGATCCGGGTCCCGGTTTCGATGGTCTATACCGGCGGGGGCGGTCATTTTAACAACCTGACCGGGCAGACGGTGGCGATGCACGCAAACGGCCTGCCCTTTGTGCCGTTTGACGGCTACATTGCGGCGCTGCACCGGGGCGAGCGCGTCGTGCCGGCGCGGGAGGAGGCGGCCCGGAACTTCAGCAGCAACCTATACGTTGAAAGTATGTACATGAACAACGGCATGGACGCGAACGGGCTGGCCGCGAGCATCGCGGCGGAAAACCAGCGCATCATGCGCGGACACGGGAGCTGATGACATGGCGCAGAGTTATTTTATCTGGAACGGGGTCGATTGCCGGGCCATGGGCGTCCGCCTGGCTGGGCCGGTCGCGGTGACATGGCCGGAGGAACGGATCGGCCATGTCGAGATTCCGGGCCGCAGCGGCGATCTGACGGCGCTGGAAGGCGCGGACATATACAACAGCTATATTCAGACGGCGGAGATTAAATGCCGCGATTGGGCGCGGCTGGGGCTGATCAAAAAGTGGCTCCGGGGAGCCGGTTATGTCACCTTCAGCGGAGAGCCGAACCGGAAACAGGCGGCGCGGATCATCGGCGCGGTGACGCTGAACAAGCACAGCCGAAATATGGATCTATGGGAAGGCAGCGTACAGTTTTATTGCCAGCCGTTTAAGGAAAAGCTAAACGAGGAAACGATCCGCGTCATCAGCAGCGGGACCGTGATCCGGAACGGCGGCGATGTGATCGCCAGGCCGCGAATCACCGTCAACGCGGCGGGGGCCGGGCAGGATGTCCGGTTCAGCATTAACGAGCGGGAATTTCATATCAATCTGACCACCATGGCGGACACCGGCTGCGTGGTTGACAGCGCTGCCGAGGTTGTTTCCAACTACAGCGGGGCGGCGGATCTGACCATATTAAGCGACGGAGCCTTCCCTTTCCTGGACGTGGGCGACAACACGATCAATCTGATCAGCGGATTGGCAAGCCTGGACATCGAGAAAAAGGAGCGTTTTTTCTGATATGATCTGCGTTTTTCCACCGCTGGCGACGGATTACACCGGAAACGGCGCGGCGGTGCTGTGTCCGACACAATGCAAGATTCACACCATCGCCGGAGGCGCGTATACGTTTTCCATGACGCATCCGCTGGACCCGTGGGGCAAGTGGCGGCATCTGCAGCGGGAGGCCATCGTGCGGCTTCCGGTTCCGAAAGAGGTCATTGATAACGCCTTCAGCGGATACGATGCCGACGTTTATAAAACGACCGGGCAGGCGGATCTGCGCGAATCGCCGGAGGAGCCGACGACCATCAGCTACCCCACCTGGCCCAGCACGTCATTAAGCCCGAACCCGACGGCGGTCGGGGCGAAAACGTCATGGAACGGGCGGAATTACCGATGCACCTATTGGGACCCGAGCAGCCGGGGCGCGGGCGCGACACCCAGCGAGAGCGACTGGTGGACGGAGATCCCCAGGACAAGCGGCGGCGCGGCGGTGCTGGCTTCCCTACCCGCCGGCACGTCCTTATATTTCCAGGAGGACGTGGACGCCACATGGTTCAAAATGGCGACCTATTACGGACTGAGCGGGTATATTAAAAAGGTCGATGTTACATTTTTCGAACATCTGACCCCGAGCCAGATCGAAGCCCGGACGATCACGGAGCAGCTGTTCCGGATTAAAAATGTAACGACCAACAAAAAAGAAAACACGGTCAGCGTTTCCGGGGTTCACGTTTCGAACGACCTGAACGGGATTATCGTCCAGGACGTGGGGATCAGCCAGGCAACGCCGGCAATGGCTATCGGGAAAATTACCGAGGGGTTCCTGATGAGCTGGCGCGGGACCATCGGGACGAATCTCACCGGAGAAGACGGGAGCCGATACACGGGGAGCTTCCGGGGAAAAAACGGGATTTACTGCCTGTTGGATCCGGACAGCGGCATCGTTCCGACATTCGGGGCGCGGTTCACGCGGGACAATTGGGATCTGTTCATCCTGGCACAGAACCAGGCAAAAAGCGGTTACCGGATCGCCTACGGCAGCAACGCGGACGGGATCGACTGGACGGAGAAAACGGACGGGCTGATCACGCGGATCATGCCGGTTGCGAAGGATGAAAAAGGCAATCCGTTTTATCTGCCGGAGATCTACGTGGACGCGCCGAACATCAGCAGCTTCCCGGTTGTCTATATGGAAATGCTCCAGGTGGCCGGGCAGATCGGCAAGGCCAAGGCCGAGGACGAGACGGATGTCTGGGACGCGACAACGCTGGCAGATGAAATGCGCCGGAAAGCCATGGAACGGTTCACGGTGGACAAGGTCAACGAGCCGCTGACGGAGGTGGCGGTTCAGTTTGAACCGCTGGAGAATACAGCGGAATACAGCTGGCTTCAGATGCTGCGGGGAATCCTGCTGTATGACCTGGTCGAGGTGATCGACACGATGGCGGAAAAATCCGCCGTGCTTCAGGTGACCGAGCTGGAATGGGACTGCATCCGGAAAAAGGTCGTTGGCGTGAAGATGTCGAACTCGCTGCACTCGATCCGGCGGACCGTGACCGGGTACAGCGTGACCAATGCCAGCATCGGGGCGGAGAAATTAAAGGACGGAGTCCTGGAAAGCGTTGTTCAGCAGGCGGTGGATATCATGCCGCAGTTTGCGGAACCAAAGGCCGCTCCGTCTGTCGTGTCCGTATCAGTTCAAGGAGCCACAAATGTCGAAATCATAACAGCACATACGTATAAATTACTTAATATAATAGTCATTGACGTCGTTTTCAAAGTATTATCTTCGTTATCACCATATGCCAATATATTCACTATTATCAACAATCCCCCTTTAACCGGAGTCCGTTGTCAGGATAGTGCCGGACACCGTTTTTATATGGACATTGGAAACGCAAACTTGCGAACAGAAACGACAATTGAAGCCGGAACGTATGGGATATATTACTTATATTTCACAAATTAACAGAGGTGTGTCAGATGGCATTATATCAACAGGATATTTTGAAAATGGACATGAACCGAGGCGGATTTCATCGCTCTTTTCTGGATCACAGCATCGGCAAAAATGACAACATAGCAAACCGCTATGGCGTCGAACTCTACCGGGACGGCGAACCGCTCAACCTGAACGAGGCAACATGCGAGGGCTTTTTCATGTCGCCTGCCGGTGAACACATCGTAATCATGGGTCAGGCTTATGGAAATATCGCCTTTGTGGATCTTCCGCAAGCCTGCTATAACTACGAAGGACAATTCACGTTAGCCATCAAGGTTGTCGGAGATGGAGTTACTGGAACAGTCAGGATGATCGATGGCCAGATCGTGAACACGTTCACAGATGGAGCTGTCGCCCCTGTTGGAAGCGTTCCGACATATCAGGAGGTTCTGGCCGTCTACGACCAGATGCTGGAGGCAAAGCGCGGGGCTGTGAGGTGGGATATCCAGCAAAGCCTAACAACGTCCGAAAAAGCACAGGCAAGGGATAATATCGGAATGGTCCTGGTTGAATTCGTACTAATCGAAGGCGACGAATATTGCGCGAATTTCTCCACGGAATGCAGCTGGGTACAAATATCAGGCAATGAATACGGCCTTGTGATTCATGCAGATTAATTGATTGGAGGAAATAAAATGCCGAATTATGTTACTCAAATGAGCAAAGACAACGGGGAACCATTCTACATTCTGGATCATGAAGCCAGAAGGCTTGTTTCAGTTGAAGCCGAAGCAAGAGAAACAGCCGTCACAACTGAGGAAGAAGCAAGAAAAGCAGAAATATTAGCATTAAAGCAGTCCATCATCAGACCATTTTCGATAGCCGCATCATACCATATCGGCGAAATTGTTGAGTATAACGGAAATTTTTATCAGTACATGACTGAACACGCCCCAGGAGCATTTAACGGAGATGAAATAGCGCCCACGTCTGCATTAAAACTAAATAATTTCGGTTATGCTCTGGCCGATTTTGCCGCTTCAGGCGTGCAAAGTGGATTCTCAAGAATCAATTTCTGGACTAACGGCAGTTATTCAACAGCCCCAGCAAAATTAACATATAACGTCAGAAGATTACGGCCAAATAAGTTTATCAACGTATACACAGGCGATAAAATTATCATTAAAAACGGAACCGGACACAAACATGGTGTCGGCATATTTGCCGGAACTATTTCCGACAATGTTATGGTTCGGAATGATAGTGCTTTTATTACAACAGATGAAGAAATCACAATTTCTTCAGACGGCTTTTTTACAGTTGTTTTCGCAAATACCAACGACACGACAAATATCAATCCAGATGAATTTGACGGCGAAGTTTTAATTTCATCGTATGCATACAGAAAAGAGAAAGAAAAAGAATATACCACCATAAATCATATCGATGGCTGGGAGGTTGGAAGCTTTAACGGAAATGTTCCAACGACAACCGACAAACGAGTCAGAAACATGAATATTTATCGAGTCGGGCCAGGCAGCGTTATCGATTGCACCGGCAGCGACATATTGTTCAAGATTATTATTCTTGACGACTTTGGCAATCATATCGATTCAACCGCCTGGGAAAGCCGATATATAATTCAAAATAATTGGAACATTAATTTCCTATTGAGAAAACGGGACGAATCAACGATCTCCATCCTTGACGTTGATAAATTAAACATATCATTAATCGTAAAGCAGGAGCCGGAGATGCACATTCGTGTTGTATCAGAGTATTCCATCGGCGACTGTTCTATTTTGAAAACAAAGGATTCGGCAATATTGGTCGATACTGGAAGAGCTGAAGACTATGGAAGATTAAGAAACGCGCTGGCCGTTGAAGCAATTAACAAGATCGATTATATCATTATTTCACATTATCACAGTGATCATATTTCGACGAGCAATCTCAATAACCTGATTAACGATTATGATCTTTCGGAATGCCGGTTTATTTTGCCGCCATTGATCCCGGAATCATATCATCATGAAGGAGAAACCGAAATATACCAGCGGCAGAATGAAATTCTTGAAATTCTGAATAACAATAACCTCGCATATATCAATACATACGATTCGGACTCCCGCCAGATGATGCTCGCAGATATAAGATTTGAATTTTACAATCTTGATCATTCAGCATTTTATGCTGCGGATGAAGATTATAATCAGATGTCAATCGTATTCATTGCGAATATCGGAAAAACGTCTGTTTTCTATACAGGCGATATGGGTCTGCCACTTGAAGACAAATTGATCAATATAATCAAAAGAACAGTAAATATAGCCAAATTCGGACATCATGGACTGAACGAAACAGCTAATCTTAATTTCTGGCGAAAAGTGCATCCGGACGTGTTTTTTTCAAACTCTCCGGAAGCATGGCATGATGAATTGTATCTCACATCAAAACAAATCAAATACGCTAATTACAACGGAATCAAAAATATCATGACAAAAACATCCGGAGATATAATCATTGACATTGACAGGAGTGGATACAGCATTTCCGGATACAATTTCGTGCTTTCGAATCTGTCCGCAGAAGAATTTTTCAGCTACGTAATACCATCTTAAAAAATCGTAAAAAATTATATAAACGAAATGGGGTCGTTAATATCTATTCCGCCAATTATGTCAAAACCGAAATAGAGGAGCGGAAGCGAGCTGGGCTTCCGCTCCAGTCTATCGCCTGGGACGTTGCGAAAATGTGCATTTGGTGGCCGTATGTTTTCGGCGCGCGGGGCGAATACTGCGACCCGAGCAACCGGCGAGCCAGGGCGCGGGATGATCATCCGACCATCCGGAGCAGCTGCCGGAACTTTGACGGCAACGACAACATTCCCGGAAAATGTGTCGGGTGCAAATGGTTCCTCGCCGGCGCGGACGCTGATCAGGCGCAGCACGAAGGGCGCGTCAGGTGCTTTGATTGCCGAGGGTTCACCTACTGGATTTTGCTCCAGGTCTACGGATGGAAACTGAAGGGCGCCGGCGCGACCAGCCAATGGAACACGGAGAGCAACTGGAGCCGAAAAGGGACCGTTGCCGACGGGATCCCGGAGGGCGTGCTGGTTTGCCTGTTTGTGAGAAATGGATCCACAATGGAGCATACCGGGTTCGGGTTCAACGGGGAGACCGTGGAATGCTCCGTGGGGGTCCAGTATTCGAAAAAGATCAACAAAAAATGGACGGATTGGGCCATCCCCAAGTGCGTCACCGGAGCGGATCCGGAACCCGGCCCGGATCCGGAGCCAGGGAAACCGACACTCCGCCAGGGCGACAGCGGGCCATATGTTGTCGAGATGCAGGAGGCGCTGATGGCGCGCGAGTACATCATCGGCAGCACCGGAGCGGATGGTATATTCGGGAAAAACACGAAATCCGGATTGATTGCATTCCAGGCGCAGAACGGGCTGACCGCTGACGGGATCTGCGGTCCGGAGACGTGGGCCGCGCTGGCGGAGCCGGTTTCAAAGATCCGTTATACCGTTCATGTTCCCCACCTGATGCAGGCCCAGGCGGACGCGATGGCGAAAGCATACGCGGACGCCTGGATGACGGAGGAAAAATAGCGAAATATTAACGTTGGAGGACAATATGCTATCGGTATTCATCAACAGAAAAGGAGATGTTCTTTTCACTTATCCAAATGTTGAATTAAACCAGGGCGACAAGGTGAGATTTAACGGAAACCTCTTCCTCGTTGTTATGAGAACATTTGACATACAAGGTGGATTCTATGAAATAATGCTTCATGAGTCCACAGAAACGGAGTAAATAAAATGAAAAGACTGACAGAATTCTTTGCGGCGCTGGGCGGCGCTGTCGTTTCGTTTTTCTGCGAGCTGCCGCCCATTATCTGGGTATTGCTGGCGGTGATGACAATCGACTATATCACCGGGATTCTCTGCGGACTGATGGGCAAAAGCCCGAAAACCCAAAACGGCGGGCTGTCATCCAGCGCGGCCTTTGTGGGGCTGCTGAAAAAAGCACTCATCATTCTGGTTGTGCTGTTGGCGGCGCTGCTGGATCGGGCAGTCACGATGGGGACCGGCATCGAGTTTGCGGCCGTGGCCGGGGCAACCTGTCTCTGGTTCATCGCGAGCGAGGGATTTTCCATCCTGGAAAACGCGGCCAGCATGGGCGTACCGATTCCGGGCATTCTGAAAAACGCGCTCGAAATCATGAGACGCAAGGGCGAACCGGAAGAACCGGCGCACGGTGGGCAGCTGCCCGGCGGATCAGCCAGGACAGAAACGCAACCGGAGCCGCAGCCTATTGTTCCGTTTTATCCGAATCCTGATCCGGCTGCTGATCAGCAGCCAGCGGATCCGGGCGAGGATTAACGGTTGACGAATCTGGTGTAATTTGCCCGGGACAATATATGGCACACGTTCCGTGGAGGTTCAGCTCCTGGACCATCTGGGCCATCTGGACCAGATATTTTCCGAAGTTTTCGATATACGGTGCCAGCGCCCCCGGCTGCGGATCCCGTACCGCCGGCATTCCGTCCGGACCGTATCCCAGCGTCTCCATCTGGGCGGCGTAATTGCTCCGGGCCATCTCGCGCAGTTCTTCCTCGTTCATCATGCGCTCACCGTGCCTTCTGCCTGAATGGCCCCGTCCATTCCTTCGGTCACCGCCAGGATCCAGCTCTGCAGATAGTCCAGATCCGACCGGACCTTCTCCCGGTCGGCCATCAGCTGCCCGGGATTGATCGCGAAAACCTCGCAATTCAGCATGAACGTATGCAGACTGTAATGCAGCTTTTCATATGCGCCGCCCTCATTGCCGCGCTCCGCCTTCATCTGTTCGACCTGGGCCTCGGCGGCTGCGGCCCGTTCCTCCGCTTCCGCTGCGGCCTGGAGCAGCGCGTCCTCCCGCGCCTGGTAGTCCTTCGGCAAAACCTCGACCTCGACGCGGTTGTTCTCCGCCTGGAGCAGCCGGGCGCGCAGCGCGTCCTCCCGTTCTTTGGCTTCCACTTCGGCCCGCTCGATGTGCCGCCGGGCTTCCACCTTGACCTCCTCGATTCTGCTCCGCAGAGCGTTTTCCCGCCCGGTGGCTTCGAAACTTGCCTGCTCCATCTGTTCGATTTTCGCCCGGGCGTTCTTCAGCTCCGTATTGATATGCGCTTTCTCGGCGTAAAAACGCTTTGCTTCTTCTTCGGCCTGCGCCGCTGCCGCTTCCGCCTGATCCGCCCGGTGTGTCTCCGCGTTGGCCGCTTCCGCCGCCTTGTCCCGCTCGGCGATCAGCCGCCGGATCTCCGCTGCGCTCTTGTCCTCCGCTTCCTCGGCCAGCTGCTCCCGCTCCTCCGGCGGAG